ATATGCCTGAAGAAGATAGACCATCTAAAGTTCTTTTTTTGATTACCACAGATGGTTTAGAAAATTCTAGTATAAGTTTTACTAGAGAAAAAATTAGTAATATAATTAACCATCAAAAAACTAAGTATAATTGGGAGTTTGTGTTCACTGGAGCTAATATTGATGCTTCTTCTGTAGGTGATTCTATGAATATTTCTAATTCTGTGTCTTATGACCAAAATAATACTAGAGAATTGTATAAAAATGTATTTAGTTGTGTTGCAACTTCATACAGAAGTACTGGAAATGTTTCTATAAACCAAATTTAAAAAAATATACCATAAAAAGGGCTTTTTTTGTAAATAAATTGAAAATATTTTGAAAAAAGTTGAAAAAAAGTTGAAAAAAAGGCTTTTTTAGTGAAAAAAATATATAAGTAGTAATATGAACAAAAACATTTTAACACGCATATCCAATCAAAATTTAGTGCTTAGTCAATGGCACTTAGAATCTTGCGCGTCAAAAAAAGATCCAAGATATTTTATTTACAAATGGGTTTTTTGTTAAAAATATAAATTTTTTAAATAACAAAAAACCCTAGAATTCTAGGGTTTTTTCGTTTCAGGAGTTAAAAAACTTGACTTCTGGTTGAGAATGATCTATAATAGACTCTCAATAGCTCTTTAACAATTTGGAAAACTTATTCAGGAGTCGTCTAATGGTAGGACAACGGACTTTGACTCCGTTTATCGTGGTTCGAGTCCACGTTCCTGATCCAATTAATGGTGATTATGGTGTAATGGTAGCACCCCTCTCTGTGAAAGAGGAAGTACGAGATCGTTACTCGTTAATCACCCAAGCAGCCATAGCAAAGATGGTCTATGCGGAGGACTGAAAATCCTTAGATACTGGTTCGATACCAGTTGGCTGCACCAATTTTTAGGTCTTTGGTGAAATCTTATTTTATATAAATAAAAGTAAAATACAGAGGAACGAATAATATGAAAATATGTCCTAGATGTAATATATCTCACAATAAAAATGGAACATATTGTTCTCGATCCTGTGGTAATGTTAGAATTAGAACCGAAGACGATAAGAAACGTATTTCTGAAAAATTAAAGGAATATTATAAAACCAATGATGGATTAGAAAGAAAAAAAAAGATTTCTTCGGAAATGACAATTATTATGTCTAAAGAAGAAAGAAAAAAATTACAATCTGAAAAAGTAAAAAGTTCTTTTACCAAAGAAAGAAAAAAACAATATTCTGAAAGACAGAAAGGTAAAAAACTTTCAGAGGAAACTAAAAAGAAACTTTCTGTTGCTGCTAAAAATAATGAACTTGGTGGTCATACATCAAAAAGAAAGATGAAATATCAGAAAGTAGATGGATCAATAATTTATCTACAATCTAATTATGAAATTTTATTAGCAGAAATGCTGGATAAATTAAATATTGAATGGATTCGTCCATCTCCTTTTATTTGGATTGATGATAACAATGTATCACACAGATATTATCCAGATTTTAAAATAGGAGATATTTTTATTGACACTAAAAATGATTATTTAATTAAAAAAGATGAAGTTAAAATTAGAAAAGTAGAAGAACAAAATAATATAAAAATAATTATTCTTTCTAAAAAAGAAATTACAGAAGATTATATTAGGCAGTTGGTGTGAGAGGTTAGCCATCATCCTTACAAGATGAGTTATGAAAGTTCGAGTCTTTCACTGCCTACCATTTAAAAACACATTCTACCCTACCTTGGCTGCAACGGCTGTGCGAGGATAGGCGAAAAGACCCGTTTGAGTGTGTTTCTATATGGTAGAGAGTCAATGTTAAATATGGGTATTAAAAATATTCGTTCTTGAAAGGTGCAAATCCTGGTTTAGCAGAGTTGCCAAGTAACAAAAATATAGACTCGCCATTACAATTAAAGAAAATATACCCTTGTAGTGAAATGGAATTATCACGAATCGCTACGGACGATTTATTGTGGGTTCGAATCCTGCCGAGGGTGCCAATTTTAGAAGATGAAGTCAGTTGGTACTGACGCCTGTTTGGAAAACAGGAGAACGTCTGTGTGCGTTCGGGGTTCAATTCCTCCATCTTCTGCCATTATTAGGAGAAATAAGATGCCAACTACATTTTTAGTTAGCGATACACATTTTGGACACTTAGGAGTGTGTCGTTTTCTAAAAGAAGATGGCACTAAAGTTAGACCTTGGGACACTCCAGAGGAAATGGACGAAGAGTTAGTTAAACGATGGAACGAAACTGTTGGTCCCAAGGATAAAGTATATCATTTAGGCGATGTTGTTATTAATAGAAGAGCATTGCAAACTCTCCATAGACTAAATGGAGATAAAGTTCTCATTAAGGGAAATCATGATATTTTTAAATTGACTGATTATACAGAACATTTTAGAGATATCAGAGCTTATCATGTGATGGATAGAATGATTTTAAGTCATATTCCTATTCATTCTGAAAGTAAAGGTAGGTTTACTGCAAATATTCATGGACATACTCATACAAATGTGGTAAAATATAATAATGAAGTTGATCCTTGGTATATTTGTGTTTGTGTCGAACAAACGGATTTTAGACCTATCGCTTTTGATGAGATAAGAAAAAGAGTCAATAGAGAGTAAACCAGACAGGGTTCTGGGACTACCTGCTAAGTAGATCGTACCTGCCAAGGTATTCGGATCGAGACCGATGCTCTCTGCCATTTTTAGGGGATGTGATGTAATTGGAAGCCATGCAAGTTTTAGATACTTGTGCCTAGTGCGTGTCAGTTCGAGTCTGACCATCCCCACCAAGTTTTGCCACCATAGTATAATGGTATTATTCCTCCTTGGTAAGGAGGCGACACAGGATCGTTACCTGTTGGTGGCTCCAAGTTTTGTTGTAAATGTAGATGTTGGGAAAGCAAAGCGTCGAAAACTTTGTGAGCAGGTGATCTCCGCAATGAGGCTAAACTAGTAACCTTGTACCGACTATTACTACTTACCTCTAACCCAACCGGTCTTGTTATATGGGAGAAATGGTTCCTACTAAAAGAGGAGGAACGTTTACAACAAATTTAATATATATCTATGATATTTGGTAGTGTGTCTGAATGATTAGGATGCGGATTGCAAATCCGTTATACGCAGGTTTGAATCCTGTCACTACCTCCAAACAAAAAGTGCTTGACAAAGTTAGAAAATGTGATATAATAGTTTTTAAGTTAAATGCACCATTCGTCTACTTGGTTTAGGATACAAGATTTTCACTCTTGTGAACGGAGTTCGAATCTCCGATGGTGTACCAATTAAAATCTGAAGAAGATAGCGCAACCGATGATCTTGAAGGTTAGCGTATAAGCAGTGGGTGGGGTCAAAATATACCACCTCAACCGTGGTTCTCTGTAAAGAGATCAGAACTTTGTTCTGCTGGCGACGGTTTCTTTTTAAAAAAATGCTTTACTTTTGTTAGATAGTAAAGTATAATAGTTAAATTGGGTGTCTGAATAATTAGGAAGCTGATTGTAAATACGATATATGTAGGTCTGTGCTCTGTACAGAGCACCAATTAAAGGTAATATGAAACAAAGACATAAAGATAAATTTACTGATGAAGAGTTGTTAGAACAATACAACTTAAATCCTGTCTTGGGTCAACTCTCACGTTATTTTGATGTTCCAGATGTTACAATTTGGAGAAGATGTAAAAAGTTAGGATTATCATTCAAGATTGGTGGAAAAAGAACCAAATATGAATTGATTGATATTTTGGAAGGTAAGTACCCATCATATCCTACTTTGAAACTAAAAAATAGAATAATAAAAGAAAAACTGAAAGTATATGAGTGTGAAGAATGTGGTATAACTGAATGGAATAAAAAACCAATTATATTACATTTGGATCACATTGATGGTGATAATCATAATCACAAGTTCAGTAATTTGAGATTGTTGTGTCCAAACTGCCACTCTCAAACTGATACTTGGTGTGGTAAAAACAAATAAGGGACAGTATTCTGCTAAGGAGGCAGAGTGGTCTGTAAAACCAAGGCTTCGGCTCGCTAGGATCGTTACCTAGATGTCCCACCAAATAATAGCGGAGATGTAGTCTGGTGACTATGCTAGTCTCATAAGCTAGAGAGTGAGTGTTCGATTCCTTACTCCGCTACCAAATTGTGTTGCAACTAATGTCGGTATTGATCGTTCCTCCGACTTAAAATGACCTTTCTATACCAACCAAGGTGGATGCTCTATTTAAAGGTAATACGATCACAATTTTTGGGGGTGAAGCTTTAAGGTGAAGCAACGAGCTTTTAACTCGTAGAACAGGGATCATTACCCCGCACCCCTACCAATTTTAGGTTCCGTTCAGCAATTATTATTTTCGCCATATTGAAAAGACAAAAAGTGAACCTGTTAAGTTTTAGGATACATTCAGCAAATTTACAAAACTTTTTATTTGGAAAAAGAAAAACGTATCCTGTTTTATTTGTCTCATTAATTCAAAGGTAGAATACCGAACTGATAATTCGGAAACAATGGATCGATACCATTATGAGACACCAATTAACCTTTCAGAGTATATATTATGTTAGAAAAACAAACACTGCATTATTATGATTGGAATGATATTCAAGAATTTTTATCAGAAAAAATGAATATTGATAATAAAAATTTTAGAGACTATCACAATGTAGTTGGAGGTGCTTATAAAGATTTTTGGCATGTCTGGTTAGATATAGTATATAATGATGTTCAAAACGATTCTTATAAAAAATACTGGTTCGATATGATTTTAGATAGAAAGTCTGAGATGATAGAACAAAAAGGTGAATGGGTCGGTGTATTGTTTGATGCTTTTGAAAACTTACAAAAAGAAGTGGATTACGAAAAGATAATTATTCTGTATTGTTGGTAATAGTTTTTAGGTTGTATAGTTAAGTGGTATAACTAGAGATTCATATCCTCTCATCACCAGTTCGATTCTGGTTACAACCACCAAAAGTTTATGGGTATGTAGTAGTCTGGTGATTACACCTGTCTGTCTAACAGGTTTAGGCGAGTTCGATCCTCGTCATACCCGCCAGTTTTCTGATAAAACCTCCTTGATATATATAAATATATTAAGGGATAAACATCCTTGCAAGGTTCGGGATGTTATAAAATAAGAAACCTTGCGGTTATTTAGTATCGGACAGATCGTAATACTGTCACTGGATTTCGTAACCAGTAATTTTCCGTGTATAGCGCAGTTTGGTAGCGCATCTGGTTTGGGGCCAGAGGGTCGGGGGTTCGAGTCCCTCTACACGGACCAATTAAAAGGAGTTGTTGCGTCCCGTTAGAGTCCTGTGTTTTTCATCAGTCAACTCAACGCAACAGATTTTATTGGCAATTAGCACAGTGGTAGTGCATCGGACTGTTAATCCGTGGGTCGTAGGTTCGAATCCTACATTGCCAGCCAATTTTTGGGGAATGGGACTGCTTTGGGGTGGTCGCCTCGCTTGCACCGAGGATATCAGATCGGTTCGAATCCGATATTCTCCACCAATTTTTGGGTAAAATATATCTCAATAGTGTAATGGTAACATACCACGCTCCAAACGTGTTGTTGAGGGTTCGAATCCTTCTTGGGATGCCAATTTTATGTCGTAATTCCAGTTACAACGATCTCTCAGTTAAAAGCTGTCGATTGTGTAAAGGATAAGGGAAAGCCGAACCTTCTGGGGAGATTACGACACCAGTATATAGGATGACTACAGCAAATATAAAAACGCCACCAACTCGGCGGGGTATCCCAGTAGGGGGAATGTCGTAATGGGTTCGAATCCCACCTTTAGACAAAGCATCCTGATTTTTTTAATGCGGGTATAGTTCAGTGGTAGAATGTTTCGTCTTCCGAACGAAAATGTCGTCGGTTCAAGTCCGATTACCCGCTCCAAACGTGTTGTTGAGGGTTCTAATCCTTCATGGAATGTTAATATTTTAGAATTATATTTAATTATGCGGGAGATTATGATGTATGAATGTCATGTGACTATTAATCCAGTTTTTGGAAAGGATCTGGAAATTGTTAAAATTATTGCAAACACACATAAATTTAAAACCGCTAATCTCTTAATGCAAAGAAGAGAAGATGATATTCCAGAAAGATCTAAAAATGATACTTTCATAACAGGACATGATTCAGATTATTCTTCGATGAAACAAAGACTATTAGATATAGTCAATAATCTTCAATCTCATGGTTATAAGGTTTGGAGATATAAGATTGAAGAAATTGTCGTAGATAGCAAATACGATGATTCGTTTAATTTATTAATTTAGTTAGAGGAAATATGTAACAAGAGGTAATTATGCGTACTATTAATGTAGAAGAAGTAAAAGAATATATAGAATCACTGGGACCAAATACTAAAATATATATTGGTGGAGACTCAGAACGCTTCAAATTAAACGATCAATGGTACGCAGATTATACTTTAGCAATTGTAGTACATATTGATGGTAAACATGGTTGTAAAGTTTTTGGTGAAATTCATAGGGAAAGAGACTTTGATCAAAAGAAACAAAAACCTAGAATGCGTCTTATGACAGAAGTGTATAAAATAGCAGAATTATACCTAAAATTAAAAGATGTTCTAGAAGATAGAGAAGTAGAAGTACATTTAGATATCAATAAAGATGAACAATATGGAAGTTCTTGTGTTGTAAATGAAGCTATAGGTTATATTCGTGGTATGTGTAATGTTACACCACTAGTAAAACCTAACGCTTGGGCAGCTTCTACTTGTGCAGATAGACTAAAAAGTTTAAATGTAGCATAAAAAAATGCTTGACTTTTTAGAAAAATGTAGTATAATAACTTATACATTGAAAGTTTAGGATACATTCAGCAATTTATACTTTTATGGGAAAAAAGAAAAACGTATCCTGTTATTGTGTGATTTTAATTGACAAATTGATCTAAATAGTATATAATAAATAAGAATTAAGCGGGATTGGTATATTGGTTGCTGCCTTAGCCTTCCAAGCTAAAGAAACCAGTTCGATTCTGGTATCCCGCTCCAATTATTATTAAAGATTCTGGGGATATGGTGAAATTGGTATACACAGCAGACTTAAAATCTGCCGCTTATGCGTGTCGGTTCGAGTCCGACTATCCCCACCAAATTATGGGCCTCTAGCTCAATTGGTTAGAGCATCCGACTCATAATCGGCAGGTTTACGGTTCAAGTCCGTAGTGGCCCACCAAACAAAGCCCTCTTCGTTTAATGGATAGGACATGGGATTTCTACTCCCACAGTGGCGGTTCGATTCCGTCAGAGGGCGCCAAATAACAAATAACTAAAGAGGATTTAATATGGTAACTTCTAAACAATGTTTTGCAAAATGGGGTGATCCAGCAATTACTGCTAATGAATTAAAATATATGACAGTATGGGATGTTCCACATGAACTTGAATTAGGTGCTATACCAAAAAAACTTTATTGTAACAAAGCAATGGTAGAACCACTAACAAAAGCATTTAATAATATTATAGATAGAAATCTTATCTCTCAGTTGAAAACATGGGATGGATGCTTTAATGTAAGAAAGAAAAGAGGTGCTTCTTCTGCTTCTCTACACTCTTGGGGTATCGCAATAGATATTAATGCAGCATGGAATGGTTTTGGTAAAACTCCTACTATGTCTCCAGAATTAGTAAAATGTTTTACAGATGCTGGATTTGATTGGGGCGGTGTATGGTCTAAACCAGATGGAATGCACTTTCAATTACGATCACTATAATAGATATAGAGAGGATAATGAATGATAAAGAATGTGTATGAGATATTAGATGAATTTGAGAAACAAACAACAAGAGAAGGAAGGAAAGAGATACTAATAAAGAATGGCTCACCCCACTTTAAACAATTTTTAAAATTTGCATTTGATCCAACTATTCAATTTTATATATCTGAATTTCCAGATAACTACAAACAACCAGATACATTCCCTGGTCTAAGAATAGCTGGATTAGAATCCGAACTAAGAAAAACTTATCTATTCACTAAAGGTGATCCAACAGCAGACCTACTATCAGAAAGTAAAAGAAAATTACTTCTACTTCAAATGCTAGAATCTTTCGAACCAAGAGAAGCAGATATGTATGTAAGAATGCTAAATAAAGATCTCAAAATTCCTTACCTAACAGAAAAACTACTAAAAGAAGTATTCCCTTCACTAATAAATGAGGCAATATAATGACTATAGCTGATAATATCAAATCTAAACTAAATAACACCTTCTCATACGGAGAAACTCTATCCCTAATCATAGAAAATAATGGTACTCCCATATCTTCTCTACCTAACGAAGACTTCGTTTTCGAAGATAACTCAGTGATTAGACTAACTAATACCGGCGCTCATGTCCTCCAATTCCTTAAAGACTAATAATGAAACATATTCACTTCGTAATAACTACCCTACTAACCATAATAGTAGCCGTATATATAACAAATAACTACCAAGAATCTATACTATACTGGTTAGCTCTACTATCATCACAGTTTATCATAATGACCGTAGTTGTACTATTATCAAAAATATTCACCGTTATTAAAAATAATATACTAAGGATATCTAATGACTCTAAAAGT